ATCTTACTGATACAAGCGAGAGTTTCGGTCTTCCTGCTACTGCCGATCTTATGTTTGCTCTTATATCGACGGAGGAACTTGAGGAGATGAATCAGATCATGGTCAAACAGTTGAAAAACAGATACAATGATCCTACAATTAATAAAAGATTCTCCATAGGTATTGACAGAGCGAAGATGAGGCTGTATGATGTAGAGGAAACAGCACAAACAGATATAATTGATAAGGGAAATGAAGAACTTACTAAAAAGTTTGCTGCAAAATCATTTAATGAATTAAAGTATGATTGACTTTGAAAAATATACTCAATTCGTAGACGCTGTCACGTCTGACGAGAGTAAAACAGGTGGTAAATTTCAAGATCGCTTGAAAGATCTATACTCTAAAGATTTTAAATCACATAGAGCATTAACTGCTGCACTCGGACTATGTGCTGAGTCAGGTGAGTTCACAGAAATAGTAAAGAAAATACTTTTTCAAGGTAAACCAGTTAGTCAAGATAATTTATTTCATATGAAACGTGAACTAGGTGATATTATGTGGTATTTTATTCAAGCATGTATTGCTTTAGATATTACACCAGAAGAAGTCATTGAGATGAATGTGGAGAAACTTAAGAAAAGGTATCCTGGTGGTGAGTTTGACGTACATTATTCGGAAAACCGTCTGGTAGGAGATGTGTAATGATTCAGTTTATTTCAGTAGTTCTTATAATTAGTATCGTAATAACACTATACATTTTAAAAATTTATAACCCACACTAAAATGGCACTCTCACAACAAGTATCAGATTCATTAGATGAAGCAAAAGCAAATTTAAGAAATGCTCTTGCTTGGGCAGCAAGAACTGAAGAACCATATATCAGTAAGCACATTGCAGATATATTATTATCAATAGACACTATCAAAGAAACACATAAGTATGTCTCTGATCTTAGAGATATGATGGGAGAACGTGACGATAAATAATTCTAAAGTTCAATGGCAGCAAAGAGCACTGAGAAAAAGACATCACTAGAACCTTCTGAGATTTTTTGTGCTCTTGGATTGTTTATAACTGATGCAGAAATTGATGATTTATGTAAAGATAATACAGGTCAAAAACTATTAGATTGGTCTGCAAAAGATGGTCTAGCATTATCTGGTAAGATTAAACCTCTTGACTCTAAGTTTAAAACAATGATCAAGAGTGCAGGTGAAGAATTTAAAGATAAGAAAAAACGAACAGACTTAGTTGCAAATATTGTGGCAGGATTTTCTGGTGCTAAAGGTGTACGAGAGTTTATGTCAAAGACAGGAACTAATGTAAAGACAGCAACTGCTGTTTATATGACAGGTGCTACGTGGCCATCAGAAGTAGATAAGTTTAGAATGAAAGATAAGGGTAAAGGGTTTGATTATAATTCATCTGACTTAGTTGTACAAGCAGGACCTAAAAAGTTTTTTGGTATTTCACTAAAGAAAAAACCAGATAAGAATAAACCTGATCCTACTATCATAAACAAAGCATTTAGTACTTTTTTAGAGGGAACTGATCCAAAAAATATTAGAGCAATTAATAACTTAAACAAAGTAAGACAAGATTACTTTGCAAATATGGTAAGAAAAGCACATAAAGATGAGATAATAAACATCAGAGGTATAGATGAATTAAGTAATGAGGAGATATGGAATTACAAATTAGAAAAACCTAACAGTAATGATAAGGTTGCTCTGATTAACTTGAAAGGTTTTAATGATAAGAATAAACCTATTGAGATATCAGATGTTGTCGGCACAGTAAGAGAAAGCACAGTGTATGAAAAACCAAAAGGACGATTAGGGTTAAAGGATTATATTAACAAAGACCTATCTAAATCTGATAACAAATTATTCACAGGTTTTAATGAAATTATTCAAGACAATGCAGAATTTTTTGCTAACAAATTAATTGATATGGTTTTAAAGGTTAGACTAAATGTTAAACTAGAAGCAAAAAATATAAAAGATTATAATTTTGAATTTGGTTTAGTCACTGGTTATGCAGACTATAAACCAAACAGCAAAGATCCTACTAAAGATAAATTAACTTTGTCACCTGCAAAGTTTATTCCTTTACATACTGTACTATGTGGTCTTTCTAACTTAGCAGGTAATAATAAACCATATAAAATTGTTCACGACAAGAAAAAACAAGAGGCAGCAAATGCTGCTAAGGTATTTTATCAATTGTCTAGAGACGGAGTTCCTATATTAGATTTACAGTTAAGATACAAGGGTGATTTTAAATCAATGCCACAATTTTTTGCTACAATAACAGATGAGTTTCAAAAACAAATGGATGAATTATGTCTTGTTCAAAGACCAGGTAGAGTTGATATCAATTCACTTTTAAATAGAACACTCATGGCACATTAATAGTGTACAGTTAGCAAAGTGCACACTATGACTCGCATTAGACATAAAAACCTGCTATAATATGGATATAATACAGGATGATATGCCAAACAAACACCTCGAACACCCAGAAGATACAATCTTTGATGGTCGTAGAGTTGCACTCAAAGCAATCACTGAGATGATTACTTGTAAAACTGTTGGTATCAAGTGGGATGGTGCTCCTGCTGTGGTATTTGGTACTAATCCTGCTAATGGTAAATTTTTCGTAGGTACAAAAAGTGTCTTCAACAAAAAAATCCCGAAGATCAATTATTCCTTCAATGACATTGAGACCAATCACAAAGGGGATGTGGCAGACATTCTTCGGTTATTGTTTCATTTTGCTCCTCGTGTCGATA